ACCGTACCGAGTGTGCAGACTGTGGAAACGCCAGTGACCGTAACACTTGCGCCGGACGAGATAGCCAGCGTACCGACTACACCTGATGCTTCTACGCCATCTTCAATGACAACGGCTTCGCAGTTGGTCTCAACCGTACCAACAGATACAGTAGCTTCTACGCCAGTAACCAAGATGCGGTTAATTGACCGGACTTCTACGGTCCCTGTTTCACCAAGGGCTTGGACGCCTGCCAGCGTCGTATTTGCATCGGCTTGAACTTCAACCGTGCCGACCGAACCGACGGCCTCAACCCCTGTGACGGATACGTTTGTGCTGGCCCGTACTGTGACGGTGCCAACGGAGCCTGCGGCTACTACGCCAGTAAGTGTGGTATTTGCCTTGCCAGTTGCGTTTAGTGTGCCGGTAGCGCCTGTGGCTACTACGCCAGTAAGTGTGGTATTTGCATCGGCTTGAACTTCAACAGTGCCGGTAGCGCCAGTGGCTTGGACGCCTGTGACGGATACGTTTGTGTCAGCTTGGACCTCGGCAGTGCCAACGGACGCAGTGGCTTCCACCCCTGTGAGGGTAATATTTGCCTTACCGGTCGCGTTTAGTGTGCCGGTCGCGCCTGTGGCTTCTACGCCAGTAAGTGTGGTATTTGCCTTGGCAGCGACATTGACGGTGCCAGTAGCGCCAGTGGCTTCCACACCAGTTAGGGTAACACTACCCTTGGCAGCAACATTGACGGTGCCAACGGAGCCTGCGGCTACTACGCCAGTAAGTGTGGTATTTGCCTTGGCAGCAACGGTAACTGTGCCGGTCGCGCCTGTGGCTTCTACGCCTGTGAGGGTGACTGCACCTTTGGCAGTAATGGAGACGGTGCCTAGGGAGACGGTGGCTACTACGCCAGTAAGTGTGGTATTTGCCTTGGCAGCGACATTGACGGTGCCGACTGCACCTGTAGCAAATACACCCGTTACATCAACTGCAACGTCATTTGTCTCAAGGATGTCCGCAAAAGCAGAGGCCGCAAAAGGGGAGAAACCGAACATTATTTAGTTTTCCCCCCTTCTACTTAAGTTATTTTACAGCTACTGCATCTACCCATGCTTGGACAGTCAGGCGGTGTTTTACGCTACAGTCCGTATACTTTGCAATGATATCAGCTTCCCAGAGCGCCCGTTCAGGGTCGATTAAATATGTTGGTGGGGCTGGGAGTGTTGGGCACTTTGACGCTAGGTTCGCCGGAGGCAGCGGCATTGGCGTCACGGACACTGCTTTCGAGCACCCTGCGCAGAGCGTCAGGAGCAGAGCAATCAACAGCAACGGTAGGAGCCGTTTTATATATTTCACGTATGGTGTTGGTACGTTCGGTTGCCACGACATCGGCTTGATCTCGTTCGGTTTCATAGGTTTGTGAGACATCATCTACTACCTCTTGTTTTTTAACTCGTGACTTCTCGGCCTTTTTTAGCGCCTTTGCATAAGCTGCATCGCACTGCCAGTCACGGACTTTATACCCAGAGGCTGCGCCAATGACCAGAGCACCTGCCAGCCCGTATATCATAAGTGGGTTGATTAGAGCCATACTGCGTACTTCTTCGTCTTTGCCTTGCGGTCCTCGAGGCCGTGTGTGCCGCCGTTGATCCGCTTTGTTAGCGCAAGGATCGCAGCCTCGCCTGTGCCTTGGTCACAGATAGACCACAGCTTGTTCTTGTCAAAGAACCACAAAGCGCTTTCAAAGCAGAGTTCCCCAGCCACAAGGTCGGGGTCGTGCATTACTTCGGGTCGTCCGATGTAGTTGGCGAAGGCTTGGTAGTTGTCTTTACCGGTGAGTTGGAGCGCTCCGCGTCCACGGTATTTCCATCCGTCCCCAGACGCTTCATTGCCATTGCCCATACGGTTTGCATATACCCGATTAGCAATCTTTTTTGGCTGGCGTTCATACGCTTTAGCCATTGCATCAGTAGGGAAATATTTCCTAAAAATGCTGCGAAGTCCTTTTGCGCCATAGTTTAAATTCTCCGAGAATGTTTTGAAGCCGCCGCTTTCATGCGCCGTTTGAGCAAAAAAATGAGCAGCCCGATCAGGTGATAATTTATAAAAAGCCGCAGCCTTCTTAAACGTACCCGGACCGAATGCACCATCTGCCGTCACCCCTATCTTTGCTTGAAGGTTAATTAAGCTCATTTGTCGTCCTTTCGACTATTCCAAAGCTCAAAGAGCGTCTTAATCTTTTCCTCGACTACGGCGAGACGCACATCCATCTTAGCAAGGATGATTGTAAGCGTGATGAACGCCAATACGATAGGCCAAAGCTGACCTATAAGTTCAACGGTAGAGAGGTCGCCTGCCATTTACGCCGCCGGATTACGCCAGTCAGGGAAGTCGTTTTCATCAACCACGCCGTCGCCGTTAGCGTCCCAGCGTAGATCGTGACGGTGCTTTTCCCATGGGGGCATGTCGTCGTCTTCGTCTTTGTCTTCGTCTACTTCAGGTTCGTCGATAAAGACTGTGCCCTGCGGGTCGTTATATGCCTTTGGCGCTTCCACTTCCATCGAAGGCGTCAGTTCCAGTGGCGGTTCGTGCGCTGGTGGCAACGGTGACGGCTCTTCAGTCTTCTTGTCACGGGTATTGGCGTTGAGGCTCAAACCACCAAGTAGGCCGACGAAGGCACCGATGATTGTCTGAAAGGCTGGGTTTACCGTGTCGAGGATGGCAGTGCTATCGACAATATCGTTAGGTACAAACAGCCCGATGACGAGCGCAAGCACGACCACGAGGATGACCGCAGACAGCGTGACAATAGCCACGCGAATAACAAACTCAACGGTATCGTTTACGCCGTCTTGCTTACTTTCAAAATCATTCAGGAAGCTCATTATACACTCCAAGGAAGAGGTGGTGTCACCACAGGCGGGTTAATTTGGTTGGCAATCTGCTGGGCTACGTTTGCTTCATACGACGCTACTTGTTCAGCACCCATAGCGGCCTGCACCCAGCCAATGACTTGCGCTTGCGTGAGGTCTGCATACGGTGTGAACGGAGCATCGGGGTCGATGGTTACGCCCTGTGAGCCGTATACGCTACCTGCGTATGTTCCATCCGTACCATTTAATGTCCAGTGGACGGTGAAGACCACATCTGGTTCGCCTTCGTATTCTGGGTATGCGTCCATCTGCACGACAGCCCAAGTGTTAGTAATAGCCATTTTAGTTTCCTTCTAGTTGTGCCACACGGGCGCGGAGTGATTGAACTTCTGCAATTAGCAATGGAACAAGCGAAGATACATCCATCTGCTGATGCTTATCAGTGCCATCCTCGTTGACGGCATCCTTCTCGCCCGTGACCGCATATGGCGTGACTTCTTGTGCCTCATGCGCAATAAGCATTGGGCGGACAATCGTTGCGCCGTGCATCTTACCGTTGTACACCTTGAGCGCGTCAATCGTTACGCCTGCATCCGTGACTGGGCCAAGAATGTCTTTTGCGCGATAATCAGATGTCGTTGCGTAAACAGTAATACCACCGGCGCGGTTGTATGTGATTGTGCCGCGAGTTGTGTAACTAGCCTCTGTCCCAAAGTGCATGAAGCCAGCATCGCCAGTTGTTGTTGCATTCCAGACATAGTTATAATCTGCGTTGCTGCTGAACTTATTATGTGAACGGCCAGCTACATTTAGCTTTCCATCAAAATAAGCAACTATCGCAGTAGCGCCCACCAGCAAGTTACCGCTGCTGTCGATGCGCATACGTTCCGAGCCGTTGCCGACATAAGTTACGATTGACGGGTTTGTGCTGTCAAACTTCCAACCACCGCTATTTGATCCATTATTGCGGCCAAAAGAATAAGTTCCGTCGTCCGTTGCAAAGATAGCGCCGTTTACGTCGAGAAGGCCAAATGCTGGTGTTTTCCCAATCCCGACGTTACCACCGCTGGTGATGCGCATACGTTCAGTACCAGCACCAAAGCCTTGGTTGTAGAAACGGAAAGAGCCATCACCCTCTGCGCCGATATGCCAATTTTCTGAAGCTGTGGCTGAGGTGCCGAACTGGTAAAAGGCGTAACCTGCGCCACCGGCACCCGTCCCTGTCCCGATAGAACTACGGACAAGACCCTTAACGTCCAACTTCACACCCGGCGAACTCGTGCCGATCCCGACGTTGCCGCTGCTGTCGATGCGCATACGTTCTGTTGCAGACGTAAGAAACGAAATCGGCGCTGCTTCTTGCGTGATAAGCGCAAGCGAGCCAGTTCCGCGATGTTCAATGTTGCTGGAACTATTAGCACCACTGTTGGTGCGAATTAAGCGGAGGCCATTATTGTATGTGGTATCGCCCTGAAGGTCGATGAAGCTATATCCGTTACCGCTACGACCAGAACCAATTCGAATAAACTGGTCGCCAGTTGAAGCACCAGAAAGCAATAAGCTGCCGCCAGCACCGACATCTAATTTCTGACCCGGCGAACTCGTACCAATCCCGACGTTACCGCTGCTGTCGATGCGCATACGTTCTGCGGAGTTGGTGTTAAAACTAAGAGGAAACGCACCGCCAGAGCCAATATATGGGTTGTTACCGTTTAGGCTTCCGACGTACAACTCAGATGATACACCCGCACCAAATGCCGCCGCGACATTGGCGTATCCACCAACGGTAGTGCTCCCAATGACTTGAAACTTCGCACCGGGCGAACTCGTACCAATCCCGACGTTGCCGCCGTTCACCTGAATACCAATATTAGCAGCGGTGGAAGACGTTGCCGTGGCCTGACCTTGGATAAGACCCACTGTCCCATTGTTGCCAATAGCGATACCAGACGTTGACCCGTTGAGGCCAAAAAACGAATTGGTTCCAAATACGCCGTTGTTGCCAAACACATGAAGCGCCGCACCGGGCGAACTCGTACCAATCCCGACGTTGCCGCTAGTGTCGATGCGTATACGTTCTGAGTAATTTGTGTACCAGACGTGCGGGCCGCTGTTGGCGGAATAGTTTAGTGACCCCGCACCGCCGAATGAAGCGTAACTGCCGTTACCCGCCCAGATTTGACCCTTAGTGATGGTGCCGTCTGAAAACTCAAAGCTTCCAAAGCCAGAGGCGGTGGTGTTGGTTACGCGGGCACCAATAGATGCCCCTGCGCCAGAAACATCTAACTTACTCGCTGGCGAAGTCGTGCCAATACCCACATTGCCCGACGCATCTTCATTAATCGACTTCTCAGCCGGATATGTGACGAAGACGTCTTTGGTGCCGGTGGAGAAGTCAACCAGAGAGCCACCATTGCTGGATGAAAGCACCGTGGTACGCGCAAGTGTAGGGCCGGTAGATGAATAAGTACCGAGACCGACTTCCCACTGGGAGCCAGCATTAATCGTATAATAGGTCGTGTTGCCGTTACCGACTACCGAGAAGTTCTGATACCCGGTTGGCGCGGTCCCGCTGAGCGTTACCGTACCTGTACCAGTTGTAGTAGTGGTGTCGCGGACGCGATCAGCGAGAACAAGAGCCATTACATAAGGTTCCGTAGTTTATAGATTGCGGTCAAATACGTATCAGTGACGCCATCAACCAGATTGCCAACAGCCCGATTACCCCGACAAATAGCCTCATGGTTCTTCTCGATCCAAGCTGCGTCTTCGGTCAATACTGCGAGTATCTCTGAAGCTTTTGTGGGAGTCTTAGGGATTGTACCAATCAGGTCGAATGCACCTTGATACGCCTCAACCAACTTATCTATGTTATCAATGACGTTGTCATAGAACTCGTTCAGCGCAACATGCCGCGCATAAGCACCGACACCATTAACTGTCCAGTGCTCAAAATGCGCAATATTACGGGCGTAGAACACCCGGCTGACGAGGTCTTCGATCATTATGCGATCCGAATAATAGCGGTGGTGTTAGTAGCCGTTGGGAAGATGATTGTGAAATCACCATTCGTCGAGGTCTTGTCCGAACCGAAATCCAGCACAGCCACAGCAGCGTTCGTCAGCGTGGTGTTCGCGTTTGAGTTAGCCGAAGGAGTCGTGTTATAGATCAACGCGCCGCGAGCCGTGATGGTCGCGTTGGCAAAGGTCAGGTCGGAAAAGTCCGTGAAGCCCGTACCCGTCGAAGACGTATTGTTCGATGTCACAACACCAAGGTTGGTCAGCGAGCCGCCGCCAGCGGTGTAGTTCGTGCCCGAAGACGAAACTTCGTTCGACGCAGTATACGCCGTGGTGTTCGCATCGAGCGAAGCAGCCGAGGTATATAGAGCGAGCTTGAAGGTGTCACCACCTGTTGCGCGGAAATCGTGTACAGCGAGCATAAGCTCGGCCTTGAACGACGTGGTCATTGCTTGAGTAATTGCCATTTCGTGGCCTCCTTATGCGTCTAAAATAGGGATCAACTCTGGATGCCCTGCCTGAGTGAACTTGTTTACCAGAGTTACGTTATGCGACCGTACGGCCTCATGCATATAGTGCACAAGTACTGCGCGTATGCTATCTTTGAAGGCTTCCGCTTGGTCACGTATAGCAGGGTGTGCCTGACTACCCACGTAGATAATTTTATCCAGCGCACGCTCAGCCGTCTCCTCAGGCGTGAAACCACGACCCTCGGTCGCCATGACCATTACGCTTCCAACATCGCTTAAACCATTAAACATATTATCTCACCTGCTGGCGGATTTGAGGTGTACGGTACATATCCTGACGGTTCTTACCTTCACCAAGTTGTTTGAGCATAGCAAGTGACTCGCCGTAACGCTGCTGGTAGTTAGCTATAATCTCCGCCTCACCCTTCATGAAGGTGTAGGCTTCCAGCAGAGAACCATAAAGCAGCACGCTGTCAAAGTTGTCACCAAGCCATGATGTACCAGCCGTCACGATGGATGGTGGGTAGTAGAAGTAATGCAGTTCGGCTGTATAGTTCGCGTCTGGCGTGGGGCCGAGGATATACGAGTTTTCATCAAAGAACGCATAGTGGGTCGGAATCCCCGTAGTGTTTGGGTTAGGGAACGATTCGCGGATGAAGTTTACATCCTTGTTCAACAAATAGCTGTATTTACCAGTCGCATCAACCACAGCCAGCGAGAAGTTTGCCAGCCAGTCAGACGGCACCGAGAGGTACTTATTTCCTGCTGTAAGGTTGCCGGTCACGTTCTTGCGTAGGTCCAGAAGCTGGACCATATTATAGATACGCTGTTCGGCCTCTTGGATGAACGTGTTAATCTGTTCGGTAGACGTCAGTGTAACCGTGCTGGAGCCGTCAGAGCCGGTCCATGAGGTATTGGGGAAGTCGTTTTCGACATACCCCTTAATGGTCTCGAACAGAGTAGCGTAGTTCATTAGCCCATCTTCGTGCTGCTGCTGTTCCCCCGGGTGGTGTTTTTAGTACCACGGGTACGCAGCGTTTGCGTGTTGGCGATCTTGTTTGGATAGCCGTTGTTGCCCAGATCAATAGCAGTGCTGCCAGTCATCGTGTGGGGAGGAGCATAGACGCTGGCGGGGCCAACTTCGTTGCCGCCTTTTTTCATGCTGAACTTAGCCATTCTTCACCACCTTAACTTCATGCTTTGGAACCGAGCGCACAGAACGCTTCTGGTTAGCGACCTTAGCAAGATTGCGTCCCATTTTCAACATCTGTTCGTTAGTCTTACCACCCTTAGCCATAACTTACTCCTATGTTTGTACCGTTACTGTACCTACTTCACCTGCACCTACTAGCGCATTTGGTATATCAGGCAAACCTAAAGCGTTGTCTAGCCCTACCGGTGCCCAACCCCACTGGATAATCCGGCTACCGTCGCTGGGGCCACCGAAAGCTAATTGATTGGCTGACGGCACTTCACCACGGACTAATATCTTAAGACCAGTCATACCTGCTTGCCAGAAACTGACGTCAGGGCGTGGATTACGTAGCGCCTGCGGGTCATCAACCGGATACATACCGATCTGAAGCTGCGGCTGGTCAGGCTCCCAACAAGTAGGGCACACAAGGATATTGGTGCTCTTTGTCTTGATGGTTAGCTTGCGAAGCTGTTTTAGTTTATATCGAAAGCCACAGCGGTCACACTCTGCAATGGCCTTCTTACCAGAGGCAAACGGATTGGGCATCGTACCTCCTAGATGAACATCTGGCGCGGAGCGATCCGCAGCGGAGCCTTTTCGCGGTCTTCGTCAGCAGCCTGTTGCCAAGCTTCATCATACATCTGCTTCAGCAATCCTGTACGCTCCATTGCGCCGGGAAGTTTGAGCGACAAATAATACGCAAGTCCAGCCACCATGCAAGGTAGGAAGCGGAACGGGATGTCCTGCGTATTCACACCGTCACCAGCGTCCTGCATACGGCGCAGGTAGTAGTAAAAGAAGACGTAGTAGTTGCTTTGCTCTGGAGCAGGCCACACGTTAATCTGCGGGTACGCAATACCGGTAGTCGGTTCAGTCGCGCCTGACTGGCGGTTGATCCACACCTGAATAGGACGCCCTTGAGCATTCTTGTTTGGGATCGTGATATATGTGTCGGCGCTGATACGGTTGATGTTGATATCAAGCTGGTTCGAAGTTGTACCAGCATTTGTACGTATCACATGTTCTAACAGGTCAATCGTGTCCACTGGCAGGTTATACGCGATCTGCCCCTGCACCAAGGGGATCGAAGCTTGCTCGATGGTCCACAGGTTAATGCCACGGTTTGCCCACTCAATCGTAAGCAGGTTCAAGCTACGGCGAGCCGTCTTAAGGTCGTAACCTGTACGAAGCTCAGCACCGCAGCGCTCAAAAGCTTCTTCAACAAGCTCATTGAGATTAAGGTTAAATGCTGTGGTGCCGGTCGTAGTCATCGGTACTTAGCTGCCTTTTTTGCTATAGCCTTTGGCTGCTTAACGAACTGTTTGCCCGCTTTAGTGCCTTCGCGTTTCGCCTTGCTTGTAGCAGAGTATTCCTTTGAACTCAAAGCCTCGCGTGCTTTCTTAGGTAAGTAGCGCTCGCCAGTAGCCTTAGGCCCCTGTGTAGACGGCTTGCCTGACTTAGTTCCCCAGTCTTCCTTACCCCATTTAGACAAGGATTTCTGAGCTTCCGTCTTCGGGCCACTGTAGCTACCGCCGGACTTCTTGTACCGCTGGGTCGCAAGCTGGGCTTTACGTGCCGACCATTGACCCGCGTTTCCCCCCTTGGTGCCAGCCTTTACACTGGCAACAATGCGCTTCCATTTAGGTTCGTCCGACCGGGCCATTACTTCTTCTTGAAGCCTTTTAGCATCTGCGCAAACCGTGCACGCTGACCTAACTTACCGGGGGCCTTGGCGGCTTTGGCAAGCTTCTTTGCCGGGATCGGTTTGCCCTTCTTAGCACCAAGGGCCGAGCGCAATGCACCCGGCTTCTTGATAGCTTTCGAAATATCCAGCTTACCACCGGTAGCCATACCGATGGCTTCGCCTTTTGGCATCTTGGACTTACTGATAGCCCCCATACCTCGGCACGGGCGCATTAGCAGGTTTTCCCGCCTTTTTTGAACATTGCACCGCCGTAGCTGTCACGGCTGCGCATCTTAGCGGCTCCGCCACGAGCTAGCATCGAAGTCTTGGTCTTACCCTTAACAGCACAACCGTCAATCGAGCCGCCCTTGGCAAACTTTGGCATCGCACGACCCTTAGTGTCGGCTGACTTCTTCATCATTGCAGCGCCAAACTTAGTTGCCGCGAACGGCTTACCTTTAGCTTTTGCTGCTGGCTTCATCTTAGCTTTCCCACCTTTTGCCATATTCAAACTCCCCATAGCCTTCGACGAAGGCATTTCCTTAGTGACGCCACCCTTGGCAAAACGCTTTTCTGAACGGTTTCCACGTCCGATAGCCGCAGCGTTTTCTGGTGTGACTTTTTCCTTCTTTACGGATTCACGGAACTTAGCGTCTGCTTTCCGTTCAGCAGCGGTAGGTTGTGGAGGTGTCGAACCACCTTTAGCATATTTCATAGTTTTTTCCTTTTTAACTTTGCCACCCTTGGCCATGCGCTCGTGCGCGGGTAATCCTGCGCGCTTGGCGCGTTCTTCCGCAGAGAGTTTAGACGCACTCCCCGAAAACAAATTTGCTAAAACCCCGGGTGAACGGCCAGCATTGATCGGGGACCTGTTTTGTTTAACTCTAGCGGCAGCTTGAGGAGCGGTCTCGGCAGCTTCAGGCTTCCCAAAATTAATCTTGCGGTAATCTACCTTCGGTGCGTCCGCCTTCGGGGTATCCGCCTTAGGGGTCCTGACCGGTGCCTTAGTAGTCTTAACCGGTGCCTTTTTAGTATCGGTAGAGATACCCGACTTAGGCGCAGTTATAGCGCCTAGGGTATCTGTAACCTTCGCCGCTGGGGCTTCAGCGGTCACCGCCTTTGGCGCGCCATACTTGCGGGTCTTTGTCAGGTTGCTTTCTGCGGCTTTCTCTGCTGCGCGAGTAGCTGTGCGGTCACCACCAGTGCGCTTGGCACGGTCGTCTTCTGCATCAGCAATACGCTGAGCGCGTTTAGCTTCGAGCACTTCGAGTGCACGACCGCTTTTGCCTGCGGAGTCCTTTGCGAAATCTTTTTTGATGTCCGCCATGCGCCGGTTGTACTTACCTAGAGCGCCACCTTCGGAGAACTTGCGCATTTTACGTGCCATATCTTATTCCTTACCTAACCATCTTTGCACGGTCTTCGTCTCATATATACGAATTACCGTCCATATAATAGTAAACAACGCAGCGATTGCTGGGAGCATAGAAACCATAGTCCCGACAACCGTGAAGAGTGAAGCCGCATCTATAGCGTACTTGAGAGCATCGTGTTCGTTTGGCATATTTAACAATCCCATTTCCGAAGCGACAGGGCTTTACGAGTAGGGCGACCTTTCTCGTCTTTCATTGGACCCGGCATACCTGACATGCGGGCACAGAAACTTTTACGGCGAGCGGCTGACTTAGGTGACTTCTTCGCCTGCTTAGCACTGACAGGAGGCTTAATATTTTGCCCCTGCGCTTTTAAAGACGCACGACCTTTGGCGTTCAAGCCGCCCTTGGGGTCCTTGCCTTCCTTACGGGTCCAAGCAGGCGTCTTAGCCATTACACGAACTTTCCTTTGGTTTTGCCTTTTGAACAGCAGCCATCGGCACGCTTAGAGACAGAACCGCCCTTAGCATACTTCTTAATGCCTCTACCCTTAGATGGGGGCTTGGTGGGGAGTAAGCTTGGCGGCACGCGGCGCGGGCTTGTTGGTAGTGGCACGATCTTCGGCTTCGGATTGTCAATTTTGTCAACCATCAGACGAACTTTCCTTTGGTTTTGCCTTTTGAACAGCAGCCATCGGCACGCTTAGAGACAGAACCACCTTTTTTGAAACCCGGAACACCGCGTCCCTTGAGCACGTCCGCCCGAGTGACTTTACCGTCACCGGTAAGATCGGTGAGTTTACCACCTTTTTTGAATTTTCTTGTAAGTTTAAAACCATACCCCTTTGGAGGGCCTTGTCCGGCTATAGAAGCCGTAGGGGACGAAGGCTGGCTAATCATAGCAGGACTGACTCGAAAACCGCCGCTACCGCCGCTACCGCTAGACACAAGGTTGTAATCTAAATTTTGAAGGGGTACAGAATCGCCGGAAACACTGCGGCCTCGCTTGAACCGTTCTACTTTCTTAGCCATTATGCTGCATCCTTCTGTACGGGAACTATCATCGGATAGAGGACGTCCTTGCCAAATTCACCTTCATACTCTTGCACGCCCATATGGCCTAGCTTGATGGTCGGATCGACCCAAACTTCGAAGCCTACTTCACGCGCACGGTCACAGAAGAGGTAATCCTCCCCGATGTAACCTTCGTCAGTTTTCATGAAATCAAACATGCAGGGGACACTACGTTCCGTGCGTTCGTCGTAATAGCGCCACTCAGGGTGAGCAGCGTCAAGGGTCTCGAATACATCGCGGCGGACCATCATAAAGGCAGTAGCTACGCGCTTAGCACGGACAAGGCCCATACCGTTCATCGTAAGCTCACCGTTTTCATCGTGGTCAAGAGTGGCGATGTATGTCTTAGTAGTGCTACGCGTACGCGGTACGCCAGCAACGATACCCTTCTTAGGGTCTGAGGTCCAAGCCATCAGCCGGAAGATATCAGCAGCTTCAAAATTGATATCACTGTCGATGAACATCAAGTCCGTGCAGTCAGAGTCCAGCATATCCTGCGTGAGCAAGTTACGAGCACGGGAGACAACAGAGCAGCCACAAATACTGCCGATCTGAATATCAACCCCGTGCTTCTGAGCTTCCTGCGCGAACTGAGCCAACGATATAGCCAACTTCAAAGAGACCTTGAAGTCATAGGCAGGCAGCGCAATAAATACGCTACGTCCTGCTAGATCAAAAGCTTTTTCGCTCTGCATATATCACCCGAAAAACACTGTAGCAGTTATGTTGGCAGGTAACCCTACGTAAATCCCATTGTCGGCAACAATGCCTTCGCCGGGAACAAGGATAGAGTATGCCACAGCATTATAGCTGTCGGCTTCCAGCAATACAGTCAAGTAGACATTCACGTTACCCGTACCCGATGCCGCCGTAGTAACTGTGAAGGAAGTGGCATTAGCCGAAACAACCGTATACGCACCATCCACAGCGCTTCCACTAGTGAAATCCAGCCACACCCTATCACCGGCAACGAGATTATTTGCTACCGTAACTGTTAGTGTGGTTGAGGCGATGCTATACGTACCCGCTTGCGGGTTGTTGTTCATAAAAAGGACGTTCCTCGCCGCCGCAGCCGCGTTTGCGGATAGGATAGCCCCCTTAAGACGGGTGCGGCCCGCAATGGCCGCACCCGTCGCGCTCATGTGCTTCGATCTAACATCAGTTTGCATAGCCATAGGAAGGCCCTCCTATTAAGTGGCTATTATGAAGTAGCGAATGGAGTAGCGACTGAACCCGAACCAAGCAATGCACCTTGGACCAACCACTGGGTTGCAGTGACAGCCGTGATGGTGAAGTATGAACCAGCGATACCACCGGTAGTCGTACCATCAAGGTTGATCGAGCGGATAGTCGTACCGTTAGCAAAGAAGGTGGTATCCGCGCCAGCACTGAGGCCAATATGCGCCGAACCCAACAAGAAGTTGCCCGAAGCCGTGATGACCTTAACCGCAGTAGCGGCAGTGGGGAGGAAAAACGTGTATTCAGTGCCGAGGTTGTTGGGGCTGTTTGGATCAGAACCCGGACCAGCAGAAGACGGATCAGCAGTCGCGTTAAGCGCAGGCAGCGTAATCGTGGTCGTTGCGGCAGTGATGTTGATGATGCGGCCAGCGTAGTTGACGTCATCGAGAGTTGCGGTTGCGGTTGAGATCGCTTTGATCGCACCGGGACCGTCTGAAATAAAGCCGTTCAATGAGCGAACGGGACCTTGGAAAGTTGTAAGCGCCATAATAATATCTCCGTGTAGTAGCACATTCCCACACCATCGCTACTACGTCTGCTAGGACAGTTGATGCAG